ACAATTCTTTCAAACGCTCGTTCACAATGTTCTGGTATTCGTTTGCAGCCCTTTGTCCCATCGTAACCGCACGTTGCAGACCTGTCTTCTGCTGCCGGAGTTCATACGCTCCCCATTCCGTCACTGCTCTAATAGCCTTAAGACGTCCTGCAACCAGAGTGTGAACATCACCGGCCGATAATGGCCCACTTCGTGGGTGATTGTGGGTGTACGTTGTGCCAGCGACACGCTCGGCTTCTTCCTTACGAAATAAAATAGACGACTCGTGGTCGACTTTCGCGAGTATGAAGGTACCATCGTCAGTGACAAAAAATCCATGCTCCAACGACTCACCACGAATGCGTCGCTCAATGACTCTAACGGCTTGGTCAGCACTTGTCACTCCTGGAAGCCGCGCCGGCAAGATTCCGCCTGTTCGTACAAGCCCGAGGTGCGCGAGTTCCTGCTGCAGAATTGCCCCCTTGACCGCTGCGACACGCTTCGCCCGTTCTTCTGCCGTTTCCCGCTGGAGTACATCCACCGGTAAAAGTTTGCCTTCGGTGTCGATTAGCTCAATCCATTGCGGCTCACGCCGTAACAGTTTTTTGGCGACTTGGTAGCGGTTCACTCCCACTGCGGTCATGCGTTCCTTTTCACTGGCAGACTTCCACCAGTCTTGGTAGCCGACTGCGATCGGTGTTGGAGCCGTCGCCATTGCCGCGTAGGTCACTGCCGCGACCTGCGGCGTATTTCGAATGACGTCGCCCGTGTTGAGCACAGGCACTGTCATGCATCGGCAGTTCGGCTCGTCGGGGAGTTCGGGGAGTGGATTGCCCTGATCGTCCCTGTAGACGCCGTCTGGCTGCCTCCAGTAGATGCGTCCATGACGGGCGGCATGGTGAGGCCGGGTCCACTCGTCCATGACGGCGAAAATTTGCTGACCAGCCACCATGTCCCCAAGCTGGTCACACATCGCGAGATTCGCCCGTTCCGCAACCCGGCAGGCCTCGGTCCGTGCGATCCGTTCGCTCTTGTAGCCCAGGCTGTCAGCGAACGGTCGCAACCGCTGCTCAATCTGATCCGGCGTTTCACCAGCCGCCAGCCCTTGGGTGATCTGTGTCAGAAAGGCCCCGCGGGTCTGTTCCGCCCAGGATTGGAGCCGCTCCTCCCACGACTTACCGCCGGGAAGGCTGGTCCGCAGCCAGTTCTCGATCTGCTCACGCGAGGGCGGATCGAAGAGCAATCTCTGCACAGCCGCTTCCAGCTCGCTCCTTGGCACGCCCTCCAGCTCGTATCGGGCCACGACAGCCACCTCTTCTGCCTCTTGCGTGCGCTCTGTCCGAAGCAGTGCCGCCAGTGCCTCTTTGGGCATCGCCTTCACAAAGGCCAGTACCGCGCTGGTAAAGCTCTGCTTGCCAAACGCGACCAGTTTGTCACGAATCTCGGCGATCGCACGTCGCACAAGTACATCGAGCCGATCGGACAGAGCCCTGAGGTTCAAGCCGGAAGCCAAGGCAACATGGACGGCGTCCTTGGCGAGGCGGGCCACCAGCTGCCGGATTTCCCGCCCCAGAGCGATACTATCCCGCACCACCTTCACCTGCCGCTGATGAAAGCGGGCGGAAAGGAGGCTGCTGAGCCGTGACACACTTCGCTGAAACTCAGTCTGCGGCATTCAGAAGTTCCCGCTCCTGGTTGTAATCGAACCCGTACCGAGCTGCCAGTGTCTGCGGGGAAACGATTCCCAAGGTGTAAAGTATCTGGTCGGCCTGAGCCTCCTTGAGGCGGTCGCGGGTCATGACCGTCGGGGCTTCGGCGTCGATGACAATCTGCTTCGATATTCCCTCCGGAAGGCGGCCAGAGCGCTCCGCCACTTCCAGGGCCCGCATTAGCACCTGGCTGTCCCACCAGATCATCTGCGACTGGAGCCGCTCGAACATTTTCACCGCGGGGCCTTCAGCCACGAGTGTCGACGAATAGTTGGCGTTCGACGCGTCGCCCGAAAGCATATATTCCGGCATCGCCAACCGTGCCGCAATCGCCCTGAGTTCAGCTTGAATGGCGGCCACATAATTGCCAACGTTGATGCCTTCAGCGGGAAATTTCACTTCAACGCCCGGCGCGACGTCAATGATGGCCCCCGGTGGAAATCGTTCGTAGGTCTGGCTCTGCTCTTGATTTTGTGGGACGGATGCCATTCTGCTGACGTACTGCTGCACACTACCCGCCGGGGCAGCGCCGTGCTGTCGAACAATGGCCACGGCTGCCTGGATACTGGCCACGGTCGTCATGTTCCGGAGAAGCTTCCACACTCTGCGAAGGTTGGCTCTCACCGCGAAAAGCATTGGCAGCCCCCGGGGCATCGTTCCATCAACATTCGCCTTGCGGTGCTGGACCTCATCCGCGTCGATCCGCTGCCAGTCCATCCGGTTCGCATCGTAGCGCACCCAATAGGCGAGAACCTTTTCCGCATCCTGGTCGTCTGTGATGACGCCGAACAGGGATTTGTCGCCGGGCGGTGTGGTGACCTGTTCCGGTTCGATGTAGCGGACGACGAGTCTGCCATCGACCTCGAAGAACCGCAGGAAAACCTCACCATCCCGGTCGAGGCGGATCTGATTCTCGATCTGGCGGTGCTGCCAAAGGTTCAATTCGAGAAATTCCGTAATCTCCCGCTCTATGGCCTCGAGCGTCTCATCGCTGATATCGGCCTTTGGCTTGGGCCGCACCGTGTAGGTGTGTCCGCTCCCCACGACGTAGCTGGCCCGGTTTTCCAGGGCCGATACCGCAAACGGATGGTGGGTGGCGAACCAGCGTGATTCGTTACGGATGCGGGCCAGCTCGTATTCACTCCGGTACGGGGGCCAAAGGGGGCCGCCTAATTCGAGAAATTCGCTCCAAGCCGGATCATCACGGTCCAACCATTCTAGGATTCGTTCAAATTCTGTGCGTTGGTCATCAACTTTCGGCATAGTAGCCTCCTGCAGTTTCGAGAATCAATCGGATTGCCATCTCCAGGGCATCGGGGCCATCGTCGTGTTGCCCCTGGGGGAACTCTTGCAGTTGCTGGACCAGGAGTCTGCCACCGGCATCGTTGAGAACACGCAGCTCCCGCCGGGCGATGTAAGGACCAAGCCGCCTGATACGCACAAGCTTGCTGGTTTTGTTCCTGATCTGAAACACTGGGTATTTCACGCGAAATTCTTCATCCGTAACACGTTCGAATTCGTGGACCACCAGCTCCTGAAACTGGTTCGCCTCAAAACCTAGCAGATCCGGTCGCCATCTGTCACATGCGACCAGCACATCACGCACCAGCTTGCTCACCGAGCGTCGCTGCAAGTCGGCCGCGATCCACAGCAAATCATCGCAGACTGCCACGAGGACAACCGCGGAATAGTCGCCTGCCTTATCTTGTTTGCCAAGTGAAGGATCGACCGCCACGGCTGAGACCGCCCAACGTTGACGCGGCGGCAACTGCGGAACGAGCACCCATTCGCCCCAGTATTCGCTCGGCCAATCAGCCCCTTCAATGTCGATGAATTCCGCCTCCAGTTCCTGCTGAAGGAGCGTCGCGGAAGTCTGCGCCCGTACTCGTTCTACAAAATCGGCAGGCAAGAACGGGTTTTCCCGTGTCTGGCAGCGGACTGTCTCGACGCCGTCGCGCGGCTTTCCGAAGAGGTCGTATGTCCAGTGGGACCTGCCTTTCGGTGTAAAAGTGCACGCTAACCACGCACCATGGGTCTCTCGCAACGTCATCAGCACAACGTCGAACACCTCACGGGGTACAAGTGAGGCTTCGTCCAACCACGCCCCAGCGATATTTAATCCGCGCAGACGGTCAGGTTGATCCGCCGAGCGGCACAGGATCAAGGCCCCGTTGCCGAGAATGATCGCCAACCGACTGCGGACAGTATCTCGCAGGAAACACAGTTCCATAGCCTTTTCGATCAGCACTGGCCATACCACATCCCGCAGCATGGTGTATGTCGGCGCGACCACCAGATACTGCCGGTTTGGTCGTGCGTTGACGAGAAGCCGGTACGCACCGGCCCACGTCTTACCGGCCCCACGACCACCGACAAAACCGACAATCGAGGACCGTGAATGAGCAAAGTCAGCTTGCGGCTTCGTGAGCGTCACAACTTTCTGTAACAATCCGTTCGACAACTTTCAGTTCCTCCTTGGTGTAGGAGACGTCCTGCCTGTCCCTTTGACCGAGGTACTGTTTGCCAAGCCAGATCAGCATGGGCACAGAACCCTTGCGTGCCAGTTCCAATTGTTTTCTGCGAATGGACCGCCGCAGGTTCGCACGGCCCCTGTCAAGCGCGTCGCGGGCCCGTCGTTGGATATGGGCCTCGCTGACGCCAAGAACATGGGCGATTTCCTGATCGGTGCAACCGATCTCTGCTAGTCGCTCGACCTGCTTTAGGTCGATGTCAATCCGCTTTCGTGGCATGGTCCTAGTTCCGCTTGTGATGCTCCACAACGGCTTTTTTCATGGGCGTCATTACTCCCATTCCATTTTACGATGGTCACAACGATTTTGCCGCTGTCTGTACATTCAGCGAATTGGAGGGCCAGCTGTTTGACTTGCGAATCGTCGTCGATGATTCGCACCGCCTGCAATGCGTCCAAGGTCGGTTTGAGGATGTTGTCCAAATCACGTTTCCGCCGATCAGGCGGATGTACTGTGAGATCCACGGCCACCGGTGCGTCCCCGAACCCGTCCCGCCGAAAGATATACTTTTCCACGAACCATAGGTCAGCTACCCGCTTACGGAATTGACGAGCCGCTCGTGACAGAATCGTTTTATTGCCCACCCGCCGCCAGTATTTGTTGGTTGACGGCGGATAGGGGAGGTCTAACGTGATCATCTGCTGACGTTGTGAATCAACCATCGAGAATCCTTTCCACGTCCGTTTTGGCCTCAAGTTCCGCCACCAGCTGCTTAACGCCCCTGTCTTCACGATCCCAGCCGATCAGCGGCGTCGGCGTCAGCTTCCCGTTGCACCGAACGAGACGAGGTCTATCTTCCTCCCGGTGAAAGCCCATCAGCCGGTTCTGGCGTTCAAACTCGCCCACCATCGGCATGGCGGCTTCCGGCGAAACGCCGGTTCTGCGATACGAGGCGTAGGTCGTAAGAAACTCCTTGCGGAGCCATTTCTCCTCCTGACCCTCGCAGCGTTCACAGAACTTCTGCCAGCCGCCGAGGCTCCGGATCGTCGCGGTAATGGCCGGGTCCTCAAACTGGACGCTGCCGTACCAGCCGACGGACTCCACCGCCCGCGTGGCGATCTCCCACGCGATCAGGGCCGCATCCTCGGGCTTGGCGTCCCCAGCCAGTTCCCGAAGTTCCGCCGGAGTCGGCATGAATTTACAGGTTCGCAGTGCCATCTGCGTAGCCTGCTTGACGTCCTCCA